CAAGTATCCGCGGCCAACTATAGTTATCTTCGAGACCCATGGGATAAAGCAAAACTCGATTCAAAACTCAAAGCATGGAAAGGCGAAACAGCTGGACATACCTGTTATGAGGATCCCATTAAAGATAAGTGTATGCGAAGTCTGTGTTATAAACGACCGTTCGGCGTTAAATCAGATAGCGTTTCTATATTTCCAGAGATTCAAAATTTTGAAATGATTGCTTATGCCGAACCTGAATATAGATTTAATGTTATTATGCCTAATGATGAAAATGCTCAAGTTATTATACCTAATACCAAACTAATGACTCGACAGAAAGAAGTACTCGATTTAGTGTGGCAACAAACTGGAACTTATTTTGAACCTTTAAAACCAAAAGAATTTAGAGCAAAACTGAATGAATGGCGTAAGAATGGTCAGAACATTAAACCTCCTAAAGGAACTCAACTAGACGATAGACTTGAAGAAGAATTATTTCAGTATTGTATTAATGGTCCACCGGCCCAACAAAGAAGTCAAATTAACCTTGGATCCTGTCTTACCGAAGAGGGTTTTCATTACTTTAGATTTAATTCTTTTATTGAACATCTAGGTAATGGATGGAAGATTCCGGAAGAAAAAATTGCACAGAAATTAAAAGACAAATGTTTTGTAGAATTTGATCACTCGTTCAATGTGGATGGAAAAACTTTAAAAGTATGTAAAGTTAAACAACTACATATAGATAAAATAGAACACAAACCTGTAGAAAGGAAAAAAACTAATTATTAATGCGCTATAAAGTAGTAGGACCACCCGGTACTGGAAAAACTAGACGACTATTGAATGAAGTACACCGATATGTTCAACAAGGCACGCCATTAGATCAAATAGGATATTTTGCGTTCACCCGTAAAGCGGCAGGCGAAGCTAGAGATAGATTCCTAGCCAAGAATGAACATTTAACTAAAAAAGATATAAAATATTTTCAAACTCTCCACTCCTTAGCTTTTAATAATCTTGGATTAAAAGAAGAAAACGTTATGCAAGAAGGAAACTATCTTTCAATTGGAGAAACCTGTGGCATTCAAATAAAATATGCAGCCTATGAAACTAATAACTTTAATGGAATCTTTTCTTCAAGTAGTGAATATCTAAGTCTTATTAACTTAGCACGAGTTAAACAAATTTCTACAGAACAGCAATTTGATTTAAATGAACATTTGACGTGGATCCCCAGGTCTAAGCTTATTGCGATTGAAAAAGAAATAAACAATTATAAAAAAACACATGGGTTAATTGATTTCACCGATATGATTCAAAAATTTTTAGATAAAGGAAAGTCACCTACATTTAAAGTTATATTTGTAGACGAAGCACAAGACTTATCATTAATTCAATGGTCAATGATTAAAAAAATTGAAGAAGAAAGTTATGATCCAGTTTTAAAAACTCAATGCGACGTATGGATAGCAGGCGATGATGATCAGGCTATTTTTGGATGGGCAGGTGCTGATGTTCAATCATTCATTAATTTTGATGCCGTAGAAATTCCGCTCCAACAATCTAAAAGAGTCCCCCAAATAATTCAACAAAGAGCTTTAGATCGATTAGATAATATTAAAGTCAGAATACACAAAACTTATCATCCAACTGCAGAAAAAGGAACAATCCAATCTTTCTTTTCTATTGATGCCATTAATATGTTGAAAGGAGATTGGTATATTCTCGCTCGAACCAATGATCTTTTGACTCCTATTATTAGAGGTCTTAAAAAACGAGGACTGTATTTTGAAACTAAACAAGGGCGTAGTATTAGTGAATCTTTATATAAAGATATTCTTAATTGGGAACAATGGAAAAAAGGAAGTAAGCTTACTACGATAGAAGTTCAGAGACTCTTAGAACGTTTTGATAAAAAATTTAAAGAAACTGAGGATAAATTATTTGAGCTCTCTGATTTAAAGACAAAATATAAATTAAATTCACAATTACAGTGGTACGACGCTTTTACAGCTGTGGCACCACATACCAAAACCTATATTCGAGCTATGAGAAGTAATGGAGAAGACCTTCGTCTTAAACCAAGAATTAAAATTCTTACTCTTCATGGCTCGAAAGGAGGAGAAGCTACGAACGTAGTGATTCTTCAAGATCAAACCCGCAACACTATAAAAGGAGCAACAAAAACTGCCATGAAACGAGATGAAGAACAAAGAGTCTGGTACGTCGGTCTTACCCGATGCAGCAAGAATTTATTTTTAATAAGATGTAAAGATCGAAGTAAGGAGTTCAAAATATGAAAGTATACAAAAAACAAATTGGAGGATCTCACTATAAAGATATGAAAATCCAACCGGCTCAATTTATAAACGAAAATAATTTGCCTTTTGCAGAAGGGAATGCTATTAAATATATCTGTCGACATCAACATAAAGGAGAAGTTCAAGATCTAGAAAAAGCAAAACATTATATAGATATGATTATTGAAAGAGATTATGGCGATCACATTAAACCTTTACCTCACGGTTTTACTTTAACCCCATCTAAAGATCCTGACATGACTCCGATGACAGAAGAAGAAGAATATCGTAATGCAGGGATTACAAAAGAAGAGGCGGAAAAGAAATGATGCAGTTCCCATTATTCCAAGCTCAAACAGAATGGGTCAAGCCAGAAAAATTTCCTGATCTAACCAACCGTCAAGAAGTGGCTATCGATTTAGAAACTTCAGATCCAGATTTAAAAACAAGAGGATCAGGATCCATTATTGGAAATGGAAAAGTCGTAGGCATCTCTGTCGCAACAGAAGGCTATCAAGGTTACTTTCCTTTTGATCATGAAGGCGGGGGCAACCTTCAAAAAAAGAAGGTAATTCAATGGTTTAGCGATCTTTGTAAATCTTCCTCTCTTAAAATTTTTCACAATGCCATGTACGATGTTTGTTGGATTCGTGCCATGGGAATAGAAATTAAAGGAGACATTGTTGATACCATGATTGCAGCGTCTTTAATTAATGAAAATAGAATGCGTTATGACTTAAATAGTTTAGGTCGAGAGTATATTGGCTATGGAAAAAATGAAGCCGCTTTAATTAACGGTGCCAAAGAATGGGGAATCGATCCGAAAGCTGAAATGTGGAAATTACCTGCGATGTATGTTGGAGAGTATGCTGAACGAGATGCTGAGGTCACGTATCAATTGTGGAAAAAATTGAAACAAGAATTAAGCAACCAGGATCTAGAATCTATTTTTGAATTAGAGTCTGACTTATTTCCTTGTCTGGTAGATATGAAATTTAAGGGCGTTCGCGTGAATGTTCAAAAAGCTCACAAACTGAAGAAACAATTAGCATCAGAAGAAAAGCAATTCCTGCTAGAAATAAAAAAAGAAACAGGCATAGATGCCCAAATATGGGCAGCACGATCCATTGCCAAAGTTTTTGACAAATTAAAAATACCTTACGAACGAACAGAAAAAACACAAGCTCCTTCCTTTACTAAAAATTTTTTACAAAAACACTCTCATCCTTTGGTTCAGAAAATAGCAAAAGCTCGAGAGATTAACAAGGCACATACCACTTTTATAGATACTATTATTAAACATGAACATAAAGGTAGAATCCACGCAGATATTAATCAAATAAGATCTGATCAAGGAGGTACAGTTACTGGTAGGTTTTCTTATTCTAATCCAAATTTACAACAGATTCCCGCACGCAATAAAGACCTTGGGCCAATGATTCGATCCCTATTCATTCCCGAGGATGGTTGTGTGTGGGGATGCTTTGATTACAATCAACAAGAACCGAGACTGGTTGTACATTATGCATCGCTTCAGCAGTTGCCTTCGGCCTTCACTGTGGTGGACGCTTATAAAGAAGGCAACGCTGATTTTCATGATATCGTTGCACAAATGGCTCAGATTCCACGAACACAAGCTAAAACAATTAATCTAGGATTATTTTATGGAATGGGAAAAGCAAAACTTCAAGCTGAACTCGGAGTCAGTAAAGAAAAAGCTGAAGATCTTTTTGCAACCTATCATTCAAAGGTTCCGTTCGTTAAACAACTAATGAACGCTGTTTCTCAACGTGCACAACAACGAGGACAAATAAGAACTTTATTAGGAAGACTCTGTCGTTTCCACTTATGGGAACCAAATTATTTTGGAATTCATAAAGCTCTTCCACACGAACAAGCTATACTTGAACACGGTCCTGGTATTAAAAGAGCCTTCACCTACAAATCTTTAAATAAATTAATTCAGGGATCTGCTGCAGATATGACTAAAAAATGTATGCTTGAATTATATAAAGAGGGTATTATTCCTCATATTCAGATTCATGATGAACTAGACATTTCTGTAGAAAATGATAAACAAGCTAAACATATTGTTGAAGTAATGGAATCAGCAGTTGAACTTGCAATACCTAATAAGGTAGACTACGAAGCAGGGAAAAACTGGGGTGAAATACATTAGGAGGAAACATGGAAAAAGTTAAACAACTTTGGACATTAGCAAAAGCTAATCCAAAAATATCTGCCGCGATAGTGGTAGTCGTTGTTGCTATCTATTTTTTAGCAACTTAGGATTTTATGCTGAATGGCTTACTTGAATGCAAACATTCCTGCCACGTATGCGCAGGTAAGGAGAGAGTATCTCTATGACCTTTCCGGACATGTGGGAGAAGCTGAAGACTGTGTCATCTTTGGGCTGGCATCGCTTTCAGGAAGCGCGATACTCTTTCACGCAATTATGGAGAATGGAGCTGTATTCTACCGCCTGCCAATCTCTGCGTTCATACAAAGAGGCTTTGATGTCAAAAAAGTTCCTCGGATGCGACTTGACGAGTTGGAGCTTTGGAATTGTTTTAGTTACTATCCTGCTATCAGTAGTTTTGATTTCCTTTTAGGACAATCAGGAAAATATATTGGAAAAGATAAGAAATGGTATCATGGTACCTATCTTTTCACAGTTGACTGGGCTCACCCAGAGAGTAATATAGTCGATACGGATCATTCAGAGATACCGGCAGAACATAAGTGTGCCCACATAATGGCCCTGAAAAACGGAAATTATGCAGCTCAACCAAATAATAGATTAATATGGAGCATTCCTTCGTTTACTGTTAAAGATGAAGTTCCATTTGATTGGAAAGTACAAACAACAATATGGAACGTAGAAGATAGTAGTAAATGGAAAACAGAAGATAGTGATAAGTACTTCTATAAGATTGAGGAAAAGGAAAAAACTACCTCTGAACTTTTAAAAGAAGGTTTTGAGAAGGAACAAAATGAATAAATGGTGGAAAAAACTCACTAATTGGTTTTGGAAAGATTTCTATGGCCGAGACTAGATGCAAAAGTTGCAATTGCCTATGCCATTGTTCTGTACGAAACCATTCAGATATGTTAGGTATATGTCCATGTCAGATGTGTAATTGTGATTCAAAAGGAGTCACCGTAGATGACTCAAAGGAATGTGAAACATGTCAATAGAAGAAAAACAAACTTGCAATATGCATACCAGAGAAAAAGAAAAATTAGGTACATGTTGTCAAATAAAAGACGATCAAGAAAACGCAGAACAACGAACGTATGAACATTATACTGACGTTGGATCTGCTCCAAAGGAGCAAAATGAATAAATTCTATTTAGTGCTTGCACTGTTATTCGCCTTGAGCGCCTGCTCAGTGGGCAAAAAATGTACTTACACTCAGGATGGGACGAAGATTTCATCTTATGTGTGGTTCTTTCAGGGTGAAAAGCCAATTGATTTAGACAAAAACAATTGTAACTAATATGAAACTAGGACCTGAACAATCGGTACAGATGCCGATGAAAACGGTGATCTCCCTGATCGTGATGGTCGCACTTGGGACCTTCGGATTTTTCCAGATACAAGAGAAGCTCAATCAACACTCAACTAAACTAGAGATTATGGAAAAAGATTCTGAACTTAATACTGAGTTCAGGATCAAATGGCCGAGAGGTTTACTGGGTTCACTGCCCGCAGATTCTGAGCAATTTTTGTTGATCGAGGATCTTTACTAGACCACCGAGAAATTGCTATTATCTCAGGAAGCAGGCATGCATAACACAGTCAACATCGAGCGATTACAAAAAGACGTAGAAAAAATACTTAATATCATTGAAAAATTAAAGGATGCTAGTAGAGAAATGAAATTTAGTAATGGAGCAAACTAATGGAAGTCGTAGTAGCTCTTTTAATGTTCGTAAATTTTGAAATTAAGGAACATAGAATCCAACCCTCAATGAGCGTTTGCCTTCGTGGAAAACGTGAAGCAGAGAGAACGTATTCAGATACTGTCCAATATAAATGTATTAGAACTAAAGCTGAACTGAAAACAAATAAAGATGGATCAAGATATATTACGAAAATTGTCCTGGATTAAATGGATTATGGGAATTTTAATTGGAACTTCTATTGGAATTGTTATAGGGTTCAGTGTCTACCATTATTTTTTTATGGATAAACTAAGTTGTTGTGGAGTCTATGGATGAAAAAAGTAAGTAAAGTAACTAAGATAGTTTTGTTGGTGGTCTTCTTGATACTACTCTTCATTACTTTTGTTTATGGCTAAGAAAAAAAGTCGTAATCCCATAGCCAGATTATTAAAACACTTTACTCCCAAACGATTTAAAGATAAAACTAAATACTCACGGAAGGAGAAACATGGTCAAACCAATCGATATTACGAAGACAGTAATAGTGCCAAAACCTCAACCTAGATATGACAAATTAAAGTCTTTTTTTATAGGAAGAGCGCCGATGGATTCTATAGATGAAGGCGGTGTAGAAGTTGAAGCCAATCCTAAAGAAAAAATAAAACAACCCCATTTAGATAACTCAGTTATTAAAGATACTGAATGGAAAGATCTCTACTAATGTCTGATAAGAAAAAAGATAGACCGTGGGATGGAAGATCAAGAATACCAACACAACAATATAA